AACACGGTTTAGTGTGTTTTAGGGTTTGCGATCTGGCAACCATCGCTGTTGTTTTAACCACCCCACTATTCTCCAGTTTGGCAACCTGCTTATTATTTAATGTGGGTCGCTATCCCACTCGTTGCTTCTACCGAGAACAGTTGGCTAGTTAAACCAACTAATCCAGAGTTATGCTGTCAACGAACTATTAGGGGTTTCCTAATAGTCCGTCAACATATTTATTTATCTATTACGAAATTTTGCAAACAAACTAGCTGGAGTTTTTTCCTCCACTTCATTTGCTTTGCCAGAAGATGATGAACCAATCGTTCCATCGCTTGTAGATGATCCTCTGATTTTACGAATAGTTTCATTAAGTTCAGACACTTGTTTTTCAAGAGCAAATGTATAAGCCTTTTGCTTTTTATACTTTGCTCCTTGTTGAAGAACTCGTGTAATTGCTTCTGGTGAATAGTTGCTATTCTCACGCAATGCGGCTTCAGCAATCATTTCATCCTCAGTATTGTCATCATCAATTTGCTGTGATGCAATAATCTTTGCTACATCTTCTGGATACTTAACAGCGTCATCCATTGCTTGTTTTGCAGAAAGATAAGCATCTTGCCAACGCTTTCCAATTTGAGATTTGCTTAATGTAGCACGACGAGTTTTTTCCTCATCAAGTTGGGCTTTTGTTGATTGCCAATTGATCAGGGCATTATTCCTAGCTTCAATTTTAGCAAGAACATCATAAGCTGTATTCTGGAACTTAGCCTGTTCCATAGGAGAAAGATTCTCGTAGATGGCATTAAGAGTCTGTTTGGATATTTCACTTTGTCTTGATTTCTCATTTATATCTTGGGTTTGAAGTGATCTTTCATAAGCAGAAACAGCTTTTTCAAACTCCGTAAGCGTAATCTGATCATCACCAACAATCATCTTTATTTGGTTATATCCATTAATGATTGGTGCATCAAAATCAGCTTTGAATCCTTCATCCGCCGGAAGGTTCAATAAAGCGTTTGCTTGGCGAAGCCTTTCAAGATCATTAGTCAATGCCTCTTCACGCTCTTGCTTGTCTTTAAGGGCCTGTTCTAGCTCCTTACGGATACTCTCTATCTCTTTCTTGCTATTGCTGTCATCAAGATTAGAACGAAGCTCTTGGATTTCTTTTTCGTACTCTGGAATCTTCTCTACACGAGCCTTTAGTTCAGCGGCTTCTTTTGCAAGCTGTTCATTTGTTTGTTTCAAAGACTTGATATACCCACCCTTTTTCTCATCATCCACAGAAGAGGCTTTAATATCTGGTTCTGGCCTATTGTCTTCAGCATCACGCTTGTTCTGCTTCTCCTCATCAATCTTATCTTGGAATTGTGAAGAATCTTGATTTAGTTTTTCTGCAATCTTTTTGAATAAATCAGAAGGGTTTCCCTTTGGTGCTTCTTTAATATCAGCTTTGAAAAAAGCATCCGCTTGTTTTACTGCGGCATCTCTTGCGGCCTTATCTGCAACAGATGCGGCGGTAAGATTGGGGTTTTGCGTTGGGTCACTACCTGTAGTTTCAGACATATTTGTGTGGTTGTTTGTGGTTACTTGCGGAGATTAAGTTCTTCTTCTGTAAGAACATCATTCATATCTGGATCAAACTCCAAATCATGCTCAATGGCTTTTGATGAAGTTAATTGTTTTTTTTCTACTGCATTAAAAGAGTTTTCTTTTGCCTGTTCAGCATAGTCTTGCAATCTACGAAATACAGCAACAACAGTAGCGTGATCATGCTTAACAAGATCCTCATAAACTGATGTTTTAAGTTCGCTATATCGTTTATCGTTAATTATTGCGGCGGCTAGGTTCGACGTATTTATATCGGACATTTTATTCTTCTAATTGTGGGTTGCTTTGTATTACTGGCTCTTGAGTTTGCATTGGGCTTTCTTGCGCCATCATGCCTTCAGATTTCATCTGCATTTCTTGATTACTTTCCTTTTGCAGAATCGTTGCATCATTTGCGGCTTTGGCTCTACGAATCTGGATTTCATTAGCGGCCTTTGCCCTCTTTGTTGCAAGATCCGTTGCAGTTTTTTCCATCTGGCTTGCTTCCCGAAGGTGAGCCTTTGTAGCCAAAGCTGCAAGTTTAATGTCTTCTTTCTTTTGAAGTGCATTGGTTTGAATTGCTTCTTTAGCAACCATTGCCTGTAGCTTCATTGTCTCTGGATCATGCTGGCCTTGCTGTTGACCCTGTTGCTCCTGCTTGGCTTGAGCCATTTGACCAACTTGGCTACCAAGTTCATCAACTCCACGCTGAAGCTGTTGCATCATTTGTGCAAATTCTTTAGCCAAAGCCTTTTTGGAAGGATCTTTTTCAATAAATTGAAGATGTGCAATAAGATGTGGGCCTTTAAATCTCATCAAACACGCATAAATATCACGAAGAAGATTAAATGTTTCATCATCTACAGAACTTTGTGTCTCTTGGCTGTTCCTTGCATTAGGATTATTTCCTGTAGATTGCATTACTTGTTGAGCTTCCTGCATAGAAGCCATTGCATCTTGAATATGACCCTTGAAATGTTCCACATGGTTTTGATCAGGGTACACCATAAAGTTTGCCGTATTACCCTTTGGATCAGTCATTCCAATATTTTCCATTGAAATAATTCCACGCTCATCAGGAATATCTACCTTAGTTTTTTGGAAGTAACGATTTACATTCTGTCTTCCATTAAGTGCGGCAATTGCATCAGTAATTGCATTTGCTTGACCCTCATTCATTGGAGTCATTCCAGTAAGTGAAACAGTTTGTTGAGCCGCCATCAGCTTGTAAGAAGGGCTACCAGAACCAGCAAGCATATTGCTTTCAAGATTCTCAATGTTTTCCCATTTCCATGCTTCTTTTGGAACTCCATTTTCATTCATGAAATCCATGAATTGCTCTTTGAGCTTATATCCATTGCCACCTTTTGTGGTATTGCTCATGCGTTTGTAGAGCAATCTTAGCCAACGGGTTTGGTTATCGTTAAACCTACGGATTTGAGTGCCTTGGAGCTTGGCAGATTCAGCGGCATCAAGTTCAGCTTCGCCTTTTGTCCTTTGTTTGCCACCCTTTGTAGTTTGACCGATATTGTATGCGCCAATTCCACGGTATAAATCCGCTTGGTAATACTGCATTCCTGTAAATAGCTCATTCAGAGGAACGCTAAGACTTACTTGTGCTGGTTCAACATCTTGAGGAAGAATCATCCAAGGTTGCCACTCCATTTGCTTTAGCTTTTTTGTGGATTCAGCAGTTCCACCTTTAAGCATAAGTCGAGTACTCCAATCCATTGCATCAAAAGCACGATTCATGTGAATATCGTAAGCTCTACATTGAATAAATACGGATTCAGCAAGTCCTTGGATCTCATGCCATATTCCACTTCCTGTAGAATCGCACATTGGAGCAATAATATCAGCCCAACCATCTCCATCTTTTTCTACCCAATCTTTTCGGTAGTATAGAAAACCTGTTTGGCTACGATACTCTTCTTCCGTAAGGTCTTTGCGTCCATTTTCTTTATAGCCAAGCACAAGGCCACCATAATTCTGAAGCAACAGCATCTTTGAGATGCTTCCGTTAAACTCCATAATATAAAGCTCATAAAGCTCGATGCGAAGAGTGTAAAGACGAGAAAGATTTAAGTTTCCACTAGCAACATCACGCAACCATTCAGTATTTGTGTATGTATTGCGATAATTGGTAGTGAACATGCGAAGTGCATCTACACAAGCCCAAAAGTTCCATCCCATATCGGTTGCGTATGCCCTTGCTTTTTCTGGATCTTCTTCACCTCCAGTAATTTTCATCCAGAACTCGAGAGGAGTATATGAACGCTTAATGCAAATTTCACCCAAGTTTGTAAGATCAGCAAAAGTCTTATCTGGAATTAGAACATTAGAGTTATGGAAGCTCTTTGTAGGCCATCCATCACGATCTTCAGCTATTTCAAACCCCTTTCCATAAAGGGTCATCTCTTCAACGTCTAGTTCTACGTTGTAATTGTAGCTATTCCATGAACGAAGCATTCTATCAAACCCGATACTGATAAGATCACTCCATTCTTTCTTTTCTGTAGGATTGCCAAGTTTAGTAGTGATGTTTGCGGCTGTATTTCGCTCCATCACCATGTCAACAAACGAAGATTTTTGATTATCAACAATAAACTTCATTTGACGGAATGGAACATTGCTCATTCCAGAAAGTTGACGGGAAGCTACTTGGCTATAATCAGTAGGAGGAAACCCTTTATAGCATTTGTAGATTCTTCCCCACTTGCGTTCACGACCAGCGTTGTCCAAACGCAAGTTCCAACAAATCGTAAAGGCTGAATTGGCATCTCTAACCCTGCTTGATGGAGCTACACCATTAGAATTAACGTTGTTGAATCCCCATGTGGAAACTCCTTCTGCTTGAACTGGTTTTTTAGATTTTGCCATTTTAGCCTAGTGCCTGATTCATTGCTTGTCTGCGTTTTTTGCAAGCGGAACAACCCTTTGCGGTTTGCTCAAGGTTAGTATTAACCCCAAGGCTTGCCGCAACACGATCTCCAAGGTTAGCAAATGAGTGAATTATATTTGCAACCTTGTCTCCTGCTTCTTGCCAACAGTATTGGCTTCCGATTCTACCGCAAAGTTGTTGTTCGATCAAGTAAACTAAATTATCTGGAACAGAAACATTATTTACTTTCATGTCGCTTTCCACACGATTTGCAAATTGTGTACCAAGCGGTATGTCCATTCCATTAACACGATAGGTATTTCCCTTATCGTCGCTATATTGATACCAGAGTCCTCCGGGTATTGGGCCGTTGCGGTCTTTTAATCTCATAGGTTGCGTCTCTTACTTGCCTTCTTGTAGAAATTTTGTCAATCTTTTTGCTAATGAATTACAAGGGATTAAGTTTACAGCAACCACAAGACACTACATATGGGCTTTCGTTTTTAGAAGGCTCTCCTCAGTTTGTTCGTGAGTTAGTAGCGTATCGCCTCACTCGTGGAGAGTTTGGTCGCCGTGAAAGAATCAAAATGGGAATCAAAATGGATGAATGCGGATTGATTTCTCCTGCTCAACACATGGTTAATGCCTTTCAGCTTATTTATGGCAACGATGTATTGCTACAATCTCAAGGCATACCCAACAATTATGCTTTAGACATCATTAATTTGTTCTGTAATGAGAACGATTGGGGTATTGCAGGGTGTGCATCTAGCGGAAAAACCTTTTCTGTTGCCGCTTGTATCGTTGTAGATTGGCTTTGCGCTCCAGATTATACCTCTACATACGTTGCATCTACCTCTTTGGATGCTTCGGAAGACCGATTGTGGGGTAAGGTATGCACTCTTTATCGCATTGCCATGCGGAACATCCAAGCTGCACACGGAAAGGATGCTTCTATTGGAAATCTTGTAGAATATCGAAGAATGATTGTGTTTGAGTCTATTGATACTCGTGATAGTGAACGAGACTACACAAATGCCATAAAAGCATTGGCTTTTCCTCGTGGTGGAGAAGGAAAGCGATCCGTTGAGAACACAAGGGGTCGTAAGAACGCTAGAATGCGTCTATTTCTTGATGAGTTGGCTGAAATGGATCTATACGCACTAGATACTCGTGTGAACCTTGGAGCCAATCCTGATTTCATCTTTGGGGGTATGGCAAATCCTTCTAATACTGCTAACAATCCCCATACAGAGCTATGCCAGCCAGATGATCCTATGGAATGGGATGCTGTAACAAGATATACTAAGCAATGGAAAACTAGAACAGGCGTTGCGTTGCACCTTTCTGGTGAAGATAGTCCAAACTTCCAAGTACCAGATGCAGAAATACCACCTTTTGATCGTTTTTTAACTGTCGAAGGTGAGGCGGCTACCCTTAAAAGATGTTATGGTAACAAAAACGCTTTAGAATACTGGCGAAATGTCTATGGATGGTGGCCTGATTCTTCAGTAGAGCTTACAATTTTCTCAAAACAGTTCATCCAAGCGTGTGATATTGGATGGCAACCAGTATGGAGTGGTAAAACGCAAGTAGTTTGTGGATTTGACCCTGCATTTACGGCTGGAGGAGATAGATGTGCGGCTACTTTTTGTAGATTTGGGCCTAATGATGCTGGAAGAAGCCTTGGTTATTATCTTGGAACAAGAGAATATAGCAGTTCTGTAGGTGAAGTCTTTGAGGAAAGTATAGCAATCCAAGTTGTTCGGGATTGTTTGGAGTACGGAATCCACCCTAGAAACTTTGGTTTGGATATATCTGGTGATGGAGGAAAGATGATGAGAGCAATCATCATTGAATGGAGCAAGTTTCATCCAGAGGCAATGTTCATATTCCCCATCTCGTCTATGGGTATGCCTACAGAAAGAAAGATTTCAAACCTAGATCGAAGGACTTGCAAAGAAGCATATGATCGTTTGGTTACGGAGTATTGGTTTGCTGTGCATACCGCAATGTCTACTAGATCGCTTGTTGGCATTGATATTGATTCTCACTCACAAGTTATCAATGAGTTATGTTCTAGGCTGTACCAGCACAAGGGCAGGAAAGTTTCCGTTGAAAAGAAAGTTGAGATGAAGCAACGAATCAAGAAGTCCCCCGATTTGGCTGATTCTTTAACGTATGCTGTGGAAATGCTCCGCAGGGCTGGACTAGAATTTACCTTTGCCGAAGAAACAGAATCCTTGGACATCCAAGAAATCCGTGATTGGGAACGTCATCTAATCCGTGATCGTGACAAAGATGAAGATGGCATGGATGGCGAAGACATGAGTTACGCAGGAACATCTTTTGATGAAGATGGTTTTTAGTTTGTGCGTACATAATCAGCCAGAGTGGGATTTGAACCCACATTCCTGTTCTCACGGAAACAGTTCTTTTGCATTAGAAGATCCAGCTAAAATGGTCGGAGGAGGGACAGGTCGCTAGGATTGCAGAACGAGGCGTGAAGCCTTCTACGTCTGTAATTCCCCCCTCTCTGCCTCCCCCGATTTGCGTCCTTGCCCATCAC